AGTTCTACCTGTGCAATATAATCCAATCGATATGACTCTTGGTTTGTATAGGTAAACTTCTTATACAAATCAAGATAATCTAACTGAGTTATACCACCCACATCATAAGTCTGATACTGACGACCTTTGATATAAATTTCTTTAGGAGATACCAATCCCCAAGGTGACAATCTCCTAGCAAGTTTCTCACCGAGAACTCTATCTAATCTCCTAGCAATATAAGGTATATCAAACAGTTGAATGTTCCATCCAGTAACAATGTCTGGAGTATTGTCCATCCACCACTGGATAAAATCATTTAAAAGGTCATATTCATTATTAAATTGTCTGTATACAACATGATCCTTAGTTATCTTAAATGGACCTACACCCCATGTGATAATCTCCTTGGTATTATAGTCCTGCATTGAGATCAATAAGATCTCCTGATCTGCTGCTGCAACATCAGGAAATCCATTCTCAGATCTAGTCTCAATATCAATAGTATACAAACGAATCTTACTTATATCAAACTTAATCTCATCCTCAGGATAACTATCGGCAATGTACTGATAGATAAACCTATCCTGTCCATAGATAGAAAAATTCTCTACAAACTCATACTTCTTTATAAAGTCTCGTGACTCTCTAACAGTACCAGGTTTTATCTTCTCTACATACTCACCATCTAAGGTCTTGTACTTAGTCCTTTTCTTAGCAGGTACAAACAAAGTAGGAGAGTACTTCTCACGAAACTGGAAGTACTCTCCTTTATCATACCCACGAACGAGGAAGTGATCCCCGATCATAACCACATTTGTGTAAAACTTCAAGTGCCAATGACCTCTTTATATGCCTCCAACAATTCTTGTTGTGGCTCAACTATAGTTAGTATAGCATCAGATGATATCATACACTTGTTCTCATGTGTCAGATTAACACCTGGCCACCTCTGCATCCTTTCTTTCCAAGAGAGACCTTCTTCTACTTTAAACTCAACTGGATCTTCTAACTCACAATCAGGTTCGCCAATTTCAGCACCGACTTCTCTGATCTTAGTTAACAAACACTTAGCATCATTCTTTAGTATTAATAGTTTAATCATTAGATTCTCCTACCGTTAGTTAAGTCTTCAAACATTGATCTTAAATCTGCAACTGGTTCACACACAGTTGCTACAGTTGAAGGATTTAAAACATAAGTATCATCCTCTGATATCTCCAACCAAGTTTTAAGTCCAACCTTTTTAACTGTTGAATCAGTAGCACCTCCATCCTCCTTAAGAGTCATTTCAGGAGTGTAAATGATTTCAAATGGTTTGATAACCAAATACTGTCTCAACTCACCATCGGTAACTTCCTTGATATCAGCAAGGAGTTGAGTACCATCATTTAATATTGCAACTTTAATAGACATCTTTTTTAGAATATTTATGGTGGGGAGGTTGGAGTTATGTGTACCAACAAGTAAGGGGCATTGCTACATTAGTAGATTTTTACCTTACTGTATATGTCCCGACTGGTAAGTCGATTCTAGAGACTCCTCTAGCGAGCACCACCTCTGACACATCACCTTAACTAGCCTTATGCCAGCAAGTTTATTCAGTCACTCCCGTGTTAGGCGATCAACCTAACAAAGATATTATACATTAAAAAAGGGGGTATGTAAACCCCCTTGTGTTAGATCCAGTCTTTACGAGCGTGATGATCTGGTATGATCTTACCAAGTGTGACAGTTAGTAATCCGTCTTCAAACAAGACTTCTTTGACTACTGTTTCATCAGCGATAGTCCATGACCTATCAAAGGATCTTTGTGCAAGTCCTCTATGGGTATAGTTTTCCTCTTTCTTCTCTTCCTTGTGACCTTCTACAATTAATTTACCATACTCTGTGTAGACTTTAACCTCATCCTTTTTGAATCCTGCTAGAGCAATCTCTAATCTAGATTCAGTATTGTTTACTTGAATGAGATTGTATGGTGGGTAATTTGATTGTGTTTGTAGATCGAAGAATCTATCAAAATAATTGTCGAGTCCTATGCTATTCTTGGTGATCTTATCCATAAGATCAGGCAAGCTTTCAGCATGAAATCTTTGTATGTTAGACATGATGCCTCCTTTAAAAGCGAGTGTTTAATTGTATAGTCCCTTACGGCGACTACACTTTATTTAGTAACATCATAGTATCTTTCCACCCATTAACACAGTGGGAAGAACCGCCCACATCTTGTACTGCTTTCGCTAAAGCATAATCATTTTGACCCTCTTCCATCATATCACCAAAGAAATGCAACTCATCACCCAATTTAAAATCTCTTAGAATCTGACTCTTATTACTTCCTGGTGCTCCTAGATCCAATCCAGTCTGTCCTCCTATATTAACTTCAAGATCTGGAAACTTCATCTTAAGTCTTCTAGCAATCTCTTTCCTTTCATCAGTTTCTTTATCCCACTTTACATACTCTTCTCTCTCAACAAAACATGTAAGACCTCTGCCTAGAATACTAAAGTTGACACCACCAGGTCTTCTCTCAATATGATTCCCATTACGAACAGGGAACTTACTGAATAGTAATTCATTTTCTAGATGCATCTCTACATCCCTAGGTAACTCCCAGTCATCCCTATAGACACTAACATCCCCTTCATACACATCAGAACCAGAGCAGTTATAAACTCTCTTAGCATTGTTGTATATTCCAGGTGTTACCTGTTCTATGGTCTTCTCTCTATCACTACCAGTAACTAAGTACACATCATTACAAGTAGAAAACTCATAAAAGAAATGTAAGAACTCAGGTTCTATAGTTTTTCTAGCAGGTGTCAAAGTCCCATCGACATCAAAAATAAACTTCTTCAGGATTCTTCCTCCGTTTTTTTCCTTCCTATATTATACTTGGTTTCGAGTATCCAGTCACCTTTGTCTTTATAAGACAAAACTTTAATCTGGTTTAAAGGTGCTATGTCTTGAATCTGATCAGCATTTAAAATCTTTATGAGACCCCAATCAGCAAGCAACTGAGCAATGCGGTTCCTACGCTGAACATCGTTAACAGTAAGGTTAGCTCTTTTTCCATCTAAAGCAAATAGTTCTTTAAAATGAACTATGAAATATCTTCCCTGCTTATGTAGGATATGACATGACTGATATAATTTCTTCTCTTTACGGGATGCCACACCTATACGGGTTAGCGTTTCTCTTACCTTTAGGAAATCATCTGGTTCACCTAATGATACTTCGACCATCTGGTCGGGCGACCAATCAACGGTCGGCTCAGTCACTACACTCATTGTTTCAATTCAATTGTCGTCAAATTATTTAGGAAGAATGTAATCTGTAATTGATTTGTATAAAACTTTATACTCATATTTCTTATGAAGCTTCTCTAGATCTACCTTATTACCTGTCATCTCCTCATACACTGTAAGGAATGTTCCTAAGAAATGCCAATGGTATGGTGGAATATAATCAGGGGATAGGCACACAAATACCTGATCAAACTTATAGTCCTCAAACTTATACTGGTCTATTGTAGCATGAGTGAAATTATTTAACAATGCTTCTCCTTGTTTATAGTCAAGATACTCCTCAGAAAGAGGATTAACTATCCAAGTCCAAGACTTCAACCTACCCTGACTCTGTAAATAATATCCCCAATTACCTTCGGTCACATATCCATCAGCACAATACTTTTTCTCATTAGTAAACTCCTTACCGTTGCTTAAAATATCACTGTGATGATCTATGTTAATAACTTCTATATCAGTATGACCTTCTAGACCATAAAGAATTCCATCATGGTCATATGCAAAATGAACATCATCACAATGCTTTAAGGCTCTTATAAAGGTCTTAAGACAGAACTGAAAGTTCTGAATACTAAACTTAGTATTTGATTTTGCCTGTTGTGAATCTGCTTCAAATATATTCTCCCACTTCATCCTAGGATTAAACCAAGGTTCTGCTGTATTAGTATCAAAATCTTGAAGTGAATTAATTGCTGGTCCAGATATGAAATCTAAATCTATACTAAGTATCTTCACATCCTTCCTCCAGTATTAAGTTTCTGTTTAATATATTTAATCTGTTCCTTCGTAAGAATTCTCATTGCTTGTTGTGCTTTCTCATTACTATATCCATAGTACTTCTTAACTGCATCTAGATCCTCAACTTTATCCTTCTTCAACCAAGGAGCAAACCTTCTCTTCTTTCTTAAAGAATTTAAAAGGAACTCATACTGAAGCTTAAGATCTAAATGATGAGACTTATTCATCTCATTAGCAAACATAATACTATCAATAGATCCAGACAAACACTTGTTCACAATAAATGCTGGATACTTTAAAGTAGGATCTTCCTCAAGAAGATTCTCTTTATTAAAATTGATTGAGTTTAACCAATGCTTGAGTTCCATAATATATGAGGAAGAGTTTTAATGGTTCTACCCTTCGATACCTTTATTATATCATCAATTGACCAATACCGCCTATTATTCATAGTCCACGACATACCAACATATTTCTTAGGTTGTATAGGATACCCCAATTGTATCAACCAGTGTATCCAATTCTGAGTACCAATGAACTCAGCAATTTTCATTGACGGATTCTGAGAATCCATATTTTCTAAATGGAGTTTCATTAATTCTGAATCAGAATAATGGAACCTAACAAACTTCCAGAACTTAGAATCTATATCAGACTTAGCATAATGCATTCTAACAAAATCTATTGCTTGTTCCCAACACTTCTCCATCTCCATATTATGTGCTTCTTGTTGATCAGTACCCAACTTAGGGATTAGAGAATTGATACTACGAATTATAAGTGCAATACCTGTACTCTCTAAAGGTTCAATGAATCCAGCAGACAATCCAATATTAACTGTATTACCATACCATTGTTCTGATTCATAATAAGGTCTCCATTTAAGTACCTTCATA